CTAACTTTGTCTTTCTCAAGAAGAGTCTGAGTTACCTTGTCTTCATCAAGCACTGCTTGTGCAATTTGCTTATTAAGAACGAGCAGTTTTTCTTTTAGACCAAGCTCAATGTTCAAGCTTGGAAGACGATCTTTTTCAGTACGCCCGCCCTTGACCGAAAAATTTCTTTGGTCTTGTTTTGTGACAGGGATGGAAGGGCCTGCTGGCCGCAAGCCTCCCATCTCTTCTAAAACTTGCGCTTGAGCCGCCTGAAGTGTCATTCTTTCGCCTTGCGCTGCACTTCTCCCAGTCCCAACCCTGCCCTGCAGCTCCTTAACCCTTGCCTCAGCGGCAGAACGCTGTTCAGGATCAAGGTCCCCCAAGAATGCACTGAATTTTCCGCCCTGCGTTAACCGCCCCAATAAATCATTTACGGCCTTCAAGAACATGTCCAAAGGCCCTGAAACCAACGCAAATAATTGCGTCGTTAGCTGATTCCAAAGCTTTGTTGTTTCGCTTGTAGTTTCACCCAACTTCTGCAAAGAACGAACGCCTTCGTTGCCAATCAATTGGGTCAGTTCACCAGTCAACAACGCCGCTAGTTCTTCGACCCTGCCTTGCTCTTCAAGCTGGAATGCTCTCTCTTTTATCTGTTCACGGCTAAATAACGACTTTTCACGTACCAGCTCAAGAGCCCCACTGGTTGAGTTCAACGCTTGACCAACCTTTGCCGCTTCTTTCGCAAATGCTTCGACCTGTGCAGTAATTGCGCTAGCAGCAATTGCCCCGCCTAGTCCACCTGCTGCTCCACCAAGGCCCCCGGCCAATGCCTGGATTGGACCGCCACCAAATAACAGTGGGAAGCCAGCGCCTGTTGCAATGTCTGTAAATTTTCTGGACCTACCTGCCTGCGCTTTTGTTTGAGCTGCTCTTTTTTTAGTCTGAGCGCTCAGCCTTTGATCAAAGTTTTTCAGCGCAGCATCGTTTTCCTTCTTATTTAGCTTTAAAGTTTTCTGATGCTCTGCGTCCAGCAGAGCCATCTTTCTGTCAAAAATTAGCTTATCGTTAGCCTTTTCTCTTGCCGTTTCTTGTTGCTCAAACGTACGAGTTACACGATTGACCTCGGTTTCTGCTGCGACCATGGCGGCCTGGGCCGCCTTAATTGCTTTAATTCGTCCGCCTACTGCCGTGGATTGCCCGGAAAAAACAAACGAAGGTTCTGGACCAATAGGGCTGGAATATGCTTGCGCGGTAGAGACTCCGGCGCCTGGTCTCATGTAACGACCAGCCATGCTGCCACCAGGCTGGCGAGCTGATGCAGCAGCAGCGTTATAACGTTTTAGTGAAGCTGTAGCACCATCACGTTGCCTAATCTCTTCGGCAATAAGCTTGTTGGTACGAACCTGTGCGGTATTAGCATTTTTTAGTGCAGTTACATACTTATCAACCGCTCTTTTCTCCTCAACCGTGCCCTGCTGAGCACGGTCTAAGAGTTTTTTAGCTTGTGCCAGTTGACTGTTGAAGTCTTTTAAAGACCCTGGGCCGTTTAAATGGTCAATCTGCTTTGCAAGCTGATTGAGACCTTTTTGCAACTGCGTAACTTTCGTTACGCCCTTTGCAACAATCTCAATCTCAGCTCTATAGGCCACAGCGGTACAACAAAGCCTTAGTTACAACACTCTACCTTCGACGCCTTGCCTTTGCTAACTCCTTCTCCTGCTCTTCGTTCAAAATTTTAAAATACGCGCTCCAACCCAAAACCTCTTCTGCTGTCATCGTTGACCGTAGCTCCGACAAGCTCATGCCAAGTTCTTTGGCAATACCAAACTGCAGCATGAGCCAGTTATCTTTCCGAAGCTCGGCTCCTAGGATTTTGGGTCGATTGCCTCTTCTTCTTCGTCGTCAGTCAAAATTGCCAGCATCAAAGCTTGCAAATCCTTGTCCTTGACCTCGTTCTTAAGCACATCAACTTCACCAGCCAAGAACAAAGATTCTCCCACCTCATCCTTAGCCTTCGTAATTAAAAGCTGTAGGGCAAATGCATTGGCGTCATCCGATCCAGCACGTTTTTGAGCACGCTCACGTTCTGCCATCGTCAATGGCGTAACCCACATCTCAAACTTGCTGTCGTCTGAAAGAGTAACGACTCTTTTTGTTGCTTCTAAATTTGCGGCTTTTTTGAGACGGTCAATGGCGCGTAATGCCATGAGTTACAACTAATTGTCTTACTACACTAGCACTAAAAAAGCCCCTAACAATGTCAGGAGCCTCTTTATCATCAATCGACTATTAGCTCTTAGCGAAGTCGAATGTAGGAGCTGCAGTTGGACGGAAGTTAATTGATACCGCCTGTGCGTCGTCAGGAGTAACTGAATAACTTGCAGAAGTCAGCACCGCTTCCATTGAAATGGAACGACTGGCTGCATCATCTGGCGTACCAGCTGAAACAATTGCATCCATATACAGCTTGAACGTTGCACCAGCTTGGTTGCGCTGCGTAACGTCTTCAATCAAACGAGCCGAAATGCCGGTGTCGTCATCAGTGAAGTAAACCTCAGCTGAACCTGTACCATCTGCAAAACCAGAGATAAAGGTTCGGAATGGTGCGTTTTGGCCCAGCGTGCCACCGATGGTTGTTACATCGATTTCTTCACGGGTTACTTCAAAGTTCCAAGAGCGCACGTTTGCGACCGCTTGGAACTCAGAAAACTTAATCGTGAAAGCACTGGTGCCGTCAGTTCCGTCGTTTGACAGGCTGAGGAGACTGCCGCCTGCTGTTGCAGAGAACGTTGTTGCTCCAGTGGAAGCCGTGTAGGTTTTGATGAAAACGGGAGTTCCTGCCGCCAAACCGCCGGGGAGCGTACCCCCGCCAGTAGTAAACGAAACTTTGTCGTTTGCTTTGAAGTTCAGAAACGTTCCAACGTTGATCGTGTCGCTGCCGCTAGTTACATCTGCAGCCTTAAAGGTTCCAGATGTGCCAGCTGGCTTGTAATAAAGGGCTCCAGAGGTGCCCGAAAGGACGGTAGCCATTCGTGGTACTGAGAATGGTGGACTTACGGGCGAAACCCGGACTCATACAGCTTAGCGTGCTGTCAGCAAAACAACTAACCGTGATCTTCAGCAATAAACCCTGCGTCAATACGTCCCATCATGTGGGGAGATTGTTCAGTCGTTGAAAAAGTAGGCCCATTAACTACTCCAGGGCGAAGATAAATACCTGTAGCTGCCCTAGTTGACGCACTTAAACTGAGCAGCGTTGTGACCGCTGTGTCTACCAACGTTTGATTCCTTGCGGGGCCTTTACCTTTTTCGGTATAGACACGAACGACAATAGAGCCCCTAATTCGGTCAAGATTAGTAGTTAATCCTTGTTCTGTAGTTAACCCAAAACTTAAAGATACTTTGATATATTCTGTTGTTGAATTTTCTGGAGCGGCGGTAATGTTGTCGAAGAAAACAGGCACTGCAGGGCTTAATGCCCCAAACGCTGTCTGGATGGGTGACTCAACTGCAGCTCGAACAGCTTGATACCTCATAACGACCCAAGCATGTTATTCATCTCTATAGTCACAGATCTATCGAGCCTACCGCCAGTAACGTATTTAGTGAACCAATCCAAGGGCGCAGTTCGGGAAGCTTGCCCTCCTGAAGGCCCTGAATAAATATCCCCACGTAGACCTCGCGGACGCCTGGCATTATTAGAAACCTCCCATTTGCTCAGACCTAGCTGAGTCTGAGGTGTTTCAGTTGGACGAAAAAATCTATCTTGTTCAAAGTCAACAGCTTGCCCAGCCCAAGGGCTGAAATTAAAAACTGTATAAACAACACGATCTTTTGCAAAACCAGCCTTAATTGCCTGCCTGCCGGTAAGCAAAGGGATATTAAGACGACGAGGCTCTCCGGGGGCTCCATCCCCTTGGTAGGAACGCCCGTCAAAAGTGCTCACACTCCAAGAGTTTGAGAACCTGCCTGTCCAGCTTGGCCCTTCTTCTTGTAACTCAGTGACGACTCGATGTGCAGCCCGCAACGGGCCTGCTGTGACAGTAGAAGCAACAACCATGTCTAGCTGTTTAGCGGCATCCCAGAATTTATTTTTAAATGCCATTACTGCGGCCTCGCGATAATCGTGTGAAGTAAAGGATCTTCACCCCTCAAGCTCAATACATTTAAAATCTTCGCTTCTCTTGTCACGCCAGCTTGTGAATACTGAATGCGGTCGGCTTCAGTTGGATAGTAAGAACCCAACTCGTCACCACCAATAATTACCTTGATGTCGGTCGTTTGATAAAGCCCGTCGTTTTCTCTCGCTGAGACATTAGAAATCAAACCTTTCAGCACGACAGACGTGTCCGCACCAGTCACAGCACCAGTCGCTGGGTCGTAAGTGCGTGGCGTTGTCGTTTTGACAAGCGTGATGTCTTGGCCCCATTCGTCCAATAGATCTTTGGGGATTGACTTAAAAGTGCTGTCTACAAGTGACATCTCAACCCCTCACCATACGAACTTGATAAGAGCCAGAACCTCCAAGGCAATAAGCACCAAGATAAGACTGCAGCCAAGGGTAAACGTCGAATACGTTATTGATAGTTCCAGTAGCTTGGCTGGAAGTGTTGTACTTGACCTTAAGGTCTCCGAGTTCGACTTCTTCGTATAACCCCTTATCGCCGGTAGTCCCTGTAATCGCGTCCGTGTCATTAGCCAGTTCAAACGCTAATAGATATGTAGCTTTTTTAATTGCGTTTGGAATTGCCGAACAGGTCAGTTCTACGCGATCGACATGATAATTATTGCGGGGCCAACTTAAGGCTTGGCTTGAATCGCAACGATCACCATAGAAATTCAATGTGTCGATCCAGCTTGTAGCTGAAATCAAAGCACGATTTTTGTTGTCGTCTTGTTTGTTGTCCCACTGCGTTGAGCTTGGGACGGTTTCAAAATACGCGTCTGCCTCTGCCAACGTCACAAAGCTGTTGGCTGTCTCACTCTTGAGTGTGGCGTTGATCGTGGCAGCCATAAGACAATAATAAGGTGGCCCCACCTAATGGTAGGGCCTTTGCTCTGATCAAGATCAGATGGTGCTGGTATCCAGCGGAGAGTTGACAGTCAACTGAACCATAGGGATCAGGTCGATGTCATAGGTGGCAGCCCACTTGTTAGCGGTAGCCAGATGAGCGTTGGTGGGGTTGTCACCAGCGTCAGACCACTTAGTACCCATCACGTGATAGGTGCTGTGGTAATCCACAGAAAGCACGTCTTGCTTCGAGAGGACGTTGCGATCAGCTTCAATACGAAGCTCCTGCTGCACACCTTCAAGGATGGTGCCTGATTTAATCAGATAGCA